ATAATGCAATCTTTATTCCATTTGCAGTTATCACATGCAGCATCAACGGTATTACACACTAAACAAGGCTTGGTAGGTGGCTGATATTGGATGTGAATTGCCCGGGCCATTTCTATAGCTGACTGTAAGTCAATCAAGTCAGTACATACGCAGTGACAATATTTGCTGTGGTCGTGGCTCATGAGCGATCAAACTTTGGATCGCACTGTGGCTCATTGTCACAGAAATAACCAGCGTATGGCTTACCTGTTTTTTTGCCAATGCCACTTCGTCTAGTCATTGGCCCATGCAAGCAAAGCGGCACTAGAGATTCGTTTATGCCCTCATCCATGGTTGATGGAGGTAGCCATGGGTCGGCTTCCATGGCTTCGCTGGGTGGCTCTTGCACCACCTCTTTTGGCTTGGCTGGCCCGGGTGCTTGTCGCTCTCGGCTGCCAATAACTTCCTCTTTACTGCTAAGGCCTTTTGATGTGCCAATGTTTAGGCTCGCACATGCGCGACCCCAACACGCTGTTTCAAGGTTTTGCAGTTCTGATCCATTTGTGTACGGACTCTTGCCCACAATGAATTCCGATGCTGTACCGATGCCCGGTAGTGGATCATCAGCTGATCGGTAGGCTCTGGCCACACCCCACATTTTCATTGGGTCGCCATCCATAACACCCATAAACTCAAACTGTATTGAACCCTCTGGGAAACGTGCATAAAACTCTGCAACGCGCTCGGCTACTGTGACGTAATTTGATAGGTCAAATGCCATTAGATTTTCCATCCATCTTGAGCCATTTGCTGTTCAATGGATGATCCAACCGGGTGACGTTTTTTTGCCCATTTGATTTGCTTTTGTTTGTGATGTTCGTTTTCAACCATCATTCCAGCTGCGTAGCCAGTAATGAAAAATAGCACTAAGCCAATTATTGTTATCATGCCCTGATTTCCTATTCTTAGATGTAAGCCTTGGCGCTTACATGAATAGTTTTAGCACGTTATGCAGGATTCACACAAGCACTTTGAGAAATTAGGCGTGTCATGACTTGTGGCTAAATGTTCTTTTATCACTAGATGTAGTGTGTCCACTTTATGGATTAAGTCTGGTAAGGATTTCCCGCCATTTGCATAGGGCTGAATGGCATAAGTCATTTTCTCTATGTAGGCCTTAATTGGTATAACAATTGCATAACGGACAATCATGCCCAAAAGGGTTAAAACGGCAATTAACGCGCCAGCGATTTGCCCTGCATTGACAATGGCATCCATGTCACTCGGCTTTATTCTTTCCAGCTGTAATGGCTGCATCCATTTCGGACTGGTTTAACTTGCCATCATCTAGCAGGCCTTTAGCCGATTCACGTAATACAACCACCAATGGCAACAAGGCAGCCATCAAAGCGCCTTTGATTGGCTCTATGCCTACGCCAGCGCTAAGGCCAAATGTAGCCAGACCCTCGTATGCAATTAAGGCTACAACTCTGACTACAAATGTCTTGTAATTGCTCATGCTTTTAAGACTGATTCTGGGTTCATGTCTGCAGACTTGCTCCAGCGGATACCATTACGGCGTTCAAAATGTAGGTGTGCGCCTGTGGAATTGCCTGTGTTCCCGGATTCGCCAATGTGTTGACCTTTTTTAACCTTTTCGCCGGGCTTAACTAGGGACTTACTTAGGTGAGCATAGATCACGTAAGTACCGTCTGAGAGGGCTTGTATAATCTGTGTGCCGTAGGCACTTCCCCAATTGGCATTGACAATTACACCATCAGCTGCAGCTAGTACGTCTGTCCCGGCAGGTACAGCAAAATCTACGCCAGTGTGGTATCCAGCAGACCAATGTTTGCCCGGTACATGATATCCAGTAGTTATCTTGCCATTTTTAATAGGTAGTGCCATGACTATTCAGCCAAATTTGGTAAATCGGGGCATTCGTCAAGAAATTTCTGATATTCCTCATCCGTCATCTCCCGAACAACATCGTCAATTTGAATATTTGGTTTTGTGTTTTTTTTCATTTTAACTAATTCCATATCCGTAAACGTAAATTGTTCCGCCTGTTAATGTTCCAGACGTAGTCAAGATTGTAAAAGCAGTTTGTGATGTTTGATCTGAACATTGACCTTGTGATCTACCGGAGTTTGTGCCGTCATACCAGACACCAGTTATTTGCTTTTGTTTTGCTAAAAATGGACTATTAACATCAATCATTGCTGTGATATTAATAGTGTCTGAAACACCTGCATATGTAAAACTTGTACCATTATTATTACCAGTCGATGCAACTGACCCACTGGCATAATTTGCATAAATCATATTGCTGTAATAACCAGTTGCAACGCTGCCAAGTTGTAAACGCAATATACCGTTATTCACACTACCAACGCCACCAGTAATTAAAATTCGATAGTTTTCGTAAGTGGCACTAAACGCACCAGAAACTGTAACACTAGATACAGCTGATCCAATTGTTTGTTTTTTAACTAAACGCATTCCGGGATAATTACCACCCAATGCGGTAAATAAGGAAGTATCTGCGCCTTGAATTGCTGTTTGAATGGCAGTAGCGCCATCTTTGACCAAATCGGTCGATGTCGGGTATGTCCACCCGTAATTTGTAGTTGTGCCAGCCATTTATAAATCCTGCCATTTCGTTGTATTTGGAGTATAACCTGTCCATGTGACTGTAGGACTGATTTGAAACCATGTTTTATGTGGGTAATTTTCTTGCAGTGATGAACAAATTAAGTTTAGAAATGCTGTATAGCGCGTTAAATTCCATGACCAACCCTCGACAAATCCCTCAAATGTTGTTCCAAATACTGCTGGTAATGCTGTTGTATTTACTGGCATACCACAATAAGTCGCTACCAAAGCATCTCTAGTAGCATCCGTAACGTTAGGTGAATGCAGAGGAATTGTGTAACCTTCTGGGTACACCCTTGGATACGACCTAGTTTCTAAAAATGATGCAGCTTGATTACTAGCATCTGTAGAGTTTTCTAACTGGGTTGTACGAGTACCAGCAAGTTGACCGTAGAGAATAATTGACTGCTCATCCCGGGCTGTAACTGTACCCGATTTCCACGTCAGGTTTACATCGTTAACAATTTCTGACCATTGTGCTGATGTTCGTAGTCCAGCCGTAAGTATGTCATCACCTGTAAGTGTAATTGTTGGTGTGTTTAATGCTCTAGCTGCATAATCATCATAATAAAGATCACCATTCCCAGCCTCATAAAGTACCCCACGCCCAGATTGCGCTGCTAGACCTACTAAGTCATAGGCATTACCCTCACCACTTGAATAAGCTGCCAATTCATATTGACCCGGGCGATCTATAGTGCTGGTTAATGCATTTACAAGGCTTATAGCAGTTGCGTCATAACTAGCCCATGTAGTTGTTGTAGGTAATCCAGCCCAAGTTAATGTAGGTGAAACATCTGACCAGTTGGTTAAATAAGCTTCAGTAAGAATATTATAAACACGTGTACCATCAAATTCTTTGGCATAACCTGCAGCACCAACAAGTCGTTTTTGCAGCTGCGCCAATGGCCCTACACAGGTCAATGAATATTTAGCAATTGATCCTTGATTACCAAAAGCTTCTAGGGTTATGTCAATGTCTGAAACAATACCCTCAAAGATTTGTTGTGTTCCAGAAGTTCCTAAATCAATGTAAATTTGAACACTTGTAGATAAAGTAATTGCTTCTAATGGATCATCAGATGATGTCCATAACTCAACTTTGGCATAACCGGGTTGTGGTTGATCCGTAATTGATTGACGGCCTAAATTTATGTTGATGTTACTTAGATTATTTCCAGAATATTGCGTAACACCACCAAAAACAACCGATGGATTTGGCTCATAAGAGGGCATTAGAGTGTCGCGCCTACCCAGTCGATCGCGCCAGTTCTACGAGCTGATCGCTGAATAAGTTGCTCAATGCTACGGCGAGCAGATTCAGCATCTACAATGCCATTTAGGTTAATAACTGTTGTGCCACCTATAGAGCCATTAGATGTAATGCGGCCACCCACGTTAGGCGTAAATAATTCTGGGCCGCGTTCGCCAACTAGATAAGAATTAGTATTTGATACTGGCCCACCCATAGCACGTTTTTGATAACCAATTGCTTTACCTAAAGCAGAATCAGAAAACTTAGGACCTTCATTTGCGGAAATGGTTATTAGGTCTAAAACTTTGCCACCAATGTCTTTAGCCTTTTTGTAAGCACCTGCTATGGCATTTATGCCACCGGCAACGGCATTTAATGCATCTGCAAGTGTCTGCAAAGCGCTTGAAGTTTTATCGCCATCGCCTTTTACACTGCTAAATAGTGAGCCTAGTGCCGTCGTTAATGTCCTAATCGATGCGCCAAGACTGTATGCACCGTTGCCATCCATTTGACCTGCAAGTTCACGCGCTCTTGTGCTTAATCCTTGCGGGTCCTCACCACTAAATCCTTTAGCGACCATATTGACTTGTTCTAACAAAGTTTTCATGGCTGGCAATAAACCAACACCAATATTTTCTTTAAGTTCGCCAAATCTTTCTTTAACGATGGCTAATTGGCCAGCATAAGTTTTAGTATTTTCTGCAGCTGCGCCACCAAATAATTTAGTTAATTCGGCTTGTACCAGATTGAAGTCTTTGGATTTCTTAATGGATTCATCTAATGGGATACCTAATTTTGTTAATGCACCAAAATTGCCATCATACGCTTTTCCAAGTGTCAAAGATACGGTTTCCAAATCTTTGCCAGTAGCGGTTGATATATCCATTGCAAGGTTAGTTAGTTCTTGTGCCTTGCCTAAATTACCTGTAGCACGTGCAAGATTTGCTAATGCCGGGCGAAGTTTTGTGTCAGCAATACCATAAGCCAATTGTTGCTTAGTTATGTATTCCTCGGTACTAGCAATAGTTGCGTCTGTTGCTTTGACTGTAGCTCTTAAAGCTTGTGCAAGTTTATTTTGACTGGCTTCATCCTCAATTGCAGCTTTTACGCTATCAACACCAATCTTGATTGCCATTGCTCCAGCAGCTGCTCCAACTGCCAAAAAGGCAGCGCCCATTGCTTTAGAGTATTTACCAATTTTTGAATTTAAGCCTTTAGTATCATTTTCGGCTTTATTCATTCCATCTGTAAATTTTGCAACATCAGCAAGGAGTGAAAGTTTGAGTGTACGTGTATCAGCCATTAACTTGTCCTTGCCCAATTATCCAAAACTTTATCAACTGCATTTTTCCATCTCCTACGAATTTCAGGCTGCATTTGAACAAGTGATGGAAATATCCAATAACCTGTATTTCCTTTGCCTTTTCCGTTTGAGCGTTCTGGGAAACGATAACCGCCATTAGGAAATGATCCTTTTGAACCTTTAGTGTTTCTATCCGATCCAAATTCATTACCAAACAACAATTGTCCAGCATTGCCACCGCCTGATGCACGGCCTTTTGATCCGCCAATATAGACAGTCGGAACGCGATCTCTTGCTGGTCTAATTGAGGATGCCACAATTGCCGCTTGTGCGGGCATTAAAGCGCCATAGGAAGCGTAAATCATGCCCTGTGCAGTCCAACGACTGATGCTGGCTACATCGTCTTTTAGAGCGCCCTGTGACTCTTTATCCATTACAGAAATAACTTTAAGCAATGCCCGGTAGTCACCAAGGTCTGGTTTTATGGTGATTTTAGTAGTATCAGCCATTTCCATTCCTTTCTGCTATCAGCTCATATGCTGTTTCAATGTCTGTGAGCGACCATTCTTTCAAGTCACCT